AATATTCAGTCTTTTTTTGGCTTGATCGTAATCACCACCACTAAATAAACTAAAAAAACCACCTTTTTGGTAAGGGGCCATGTTAGAGGACCATTCCTCCGCTAATTTAATATCTTCATAAACTTCTAGTCTTAACACACTACATCAGGGCAAAAATAAGGGCGTATAAATACCTTTAACTTTGATATAAACATTAGAGATATCACGGATAGGTACTCATAATTGAGGTAATCTTTGGACGGTAAAAAAAATAGTCTTGTCAAAATGGCGGGCTAAGGCACAAAAATCCTCAATGCCGCTATGTTCTTTTCTATTTTTCACAAACTCCACTCCCCGAAAGGATAAATTAACTTCATCGATAAAATAATTGGCTTCACTTTCGGGAATTTTATATTTACCACGAACATCCAAAAAATCTAAGGGCAAAACTTGATTTCCTTTTTTCTTATGTCAAAAGTTCGTATAAGTATTATCCAATCGATTAACTAACCAGGAAAAAAGGAGACTTTTTCCCTGACCCAGCGAACCAAACACCACTGCTAAACTTACTTGTTCTTTTACTAGTCGCTTAAATTGATATTGTTTTCATCAAATTAATAAAAATTGGACTAGTCCACAGATTAAGCCTATAATTAGGCATCATTTAATTATTGTTGCTGTCATTTTACCATTCTAAACAACTAATTACAAATTTCATGGCATCTCAAACTCATCAGACTAGTTTATAGAGAACAAACAAAGTTATCAAAGCCGATAAACCAATAACTACTGCCTCGGTTAATTGGCTAACAGGAGCATTTAAACCACTATACACAATTTTGTTAACAAAACTCCGCACAAAACTTAGCGAACCATTTTTAAATAAATCTTGATATTGCATTACCTTCTTTTAAACATTCACCGCACTAATCAATAAGGAGTAAGAGCCAACATAACCAGTAATCAAAACCCAAACAGGGCGGCAATTAATCAAATAATATCTTTGGCAAATTGGCCTTCAATTTGGGCTCCGTTCATTTTTTCGGCTAATTGTAAAAATCCGTGGTAAATTCCAGTCATAATTTGTGATATTGGCGGTGATAAATTTTACTTTTTGTTTGGTTTTCGGTCTTCGTCCGGGTAAATAGTGGCGGTTCCTTCTAATCAACCCTTACCTCAACTTTTAAATTCAACTTCTTTTAAAAACCCTGAATATCAGTGCGTTTCCTGGTTGAATTCATTCACCATTTTTAAGACTACTTTTTTATATTCTTTTCCTTCTTTGTCGTATTTAACTATATAGATTTGCATAACTTTTAAAATTCTTTACTTTGTTGCTTTTTGTATTCTGCTCAATGTTGTTGATACTGAGGACAAACATATTTTTCCTGAGGATCCTCAATGGCTCTTTTACAACCTCAACAACCTGAGCGGTAAATTAGTTGAGACATAATTTTCTTAAAAATTTTTCTCTGCTTCAACCACTTTTTTGGCTTCATAATCACGGAACTTATTCACTAGACAAGCATAACAAGCCCCTACACTGGAACTTCATCGCACTCAAAATTGCTTACTTTCTTTTTCCTTTTCACAATAGATACAGATTCTAATTGGCATTTTTTTTTTACTTTATTTCTTCGTAAATCGAAAAATTTTATTTTATTTTCTTTTTATTAACATGTTAATTATCACTCACAAACAAATTCCTAATCCAGCCCCTCAAAAAAATATCACTTGGATAATGTTTCAATGTTTTTTAATTCACATTCACGTTTTATATACCATAACACTTTGCTAGCACCTATTTTAATAACCCGTAATCAGTTTGCGAGTTGTTTTAATGCCTAAGACAATCAAATAAAGACCTAAGGGGAGTAAGAAAATCGGATTGGCTTGTAAAAAGCCTAAAAATCGGACTACTACTCCGGCATCATCATTATTTTCAGTGGCGGCACCAAACAACAACTTTCAACCGGCGGCTACGGCTTCTTGAACTTGTTGGAGCATATTTTTTTAACTTTGTTCGCTTTTAATACCCCTTTAACGAGAAGGATAAGAGATTAGCGAACGAACTCCATTACTCGGATAGGATATCACCATCATTAGTCATTTTCTCATTTGTTCCGCGGCACGGGGGAGAAAATAACAAAAAAACCCTATTTTTTAGTAATCAGCATATCGTTTAATGGCTTCATCAGTTTCTAACCCTCATGAATGGATAGAATGAGAAATTTGCGACCGAATTTCTTTTAAATAAATGTGGTTATAAAGGAGTTCAATCGGTACGGTGTTCCGTCATTCTTGACTTTCAGCACTTTCACCATATTCTTCCAGCACTTCGTATTTATTGATTTCTTTATTTCAGGGTAAACGGGCTTCTTTGGCGAACTTAATATAATCTAGGTCTTGGACTTGATAATCTTGGAATTTAGTAAAGGTCGGGAGGTTTATTTTGGATAAAGCCGGTAAAATATGGGTTTGATAATCAGAGTAAGCCTTTTGGCCTTTAAATTCAAATTCTCACCTGATAATTGGCTCGGTGTGGTGTTCTTTGGTTATTGGACATTGGAATTTTCATCTCTTATCTTTGGTTCAAATGGGGTCCTCGGAAGTATCACAAGGTTTTCAGAACTGGTTTTGTTTGATTTTACTGCGGGAGGAATAGCGTAAACAGAGTTTTAAGAGGTCGGTGATTTTGCCGTTTTTAGAGGGTTGGGGTTCTTTTTGCTTTAAAATTTTCCGAGCATTCTTTTTTAAGCATAAATTTTCGTCAAAATAATCGGCAAATTCTTTTTCAACTTGTTCGGTAAAGCCATAATCGTTATTGATAAAGACCTTTGAATTTACTTGGGGCTTTTGGACTTTGGCGACAATATAAGGCAAGCCATTTTCCCGATAACCATAAATTACTCTAAAAAATTTATAG